CCATGACTTGTGATAGTGATATAATCTGTACCAGCGTCTATGTCTGTGTAATCAAATGTTTTAGCTGAACCTGAATCATCTGTCCAAGTATTGAAAGCACTATCACCCATGGCTGTATTATAGTCTCCGTTATTGTATTGAAGAGCAGAGCTACCTACTGCATTAGAAGAGTCTCCTGTGTTGGAATAAAGAGCATTAAAACCCATAGCATTAGAAGATGCTCCTGTGTTGGATCGAAGAGCATTATTACCCATAGCATTAGAATATGCTCCTGTGTTGGAATAAAGAGCCGCATAACCCATAGCATTAGAATATGCTCCTGTGTTGGATTGAAGAGCCGCATAACCCATAGCATTAGAATATGCTCCTGTGTTGTAATAAAGAGCATTATGACCCACTGCATTAGAAGAGTCTCCTGTGTTGGAATAAAGAGCATAATAACCCACAGCATTAGAAGATGCTCCTGTGTTGGATTGAAGAGCAGAGCCACCTACTGCATTAGAATATGCTCCTGAATTGGACTGTCCTGCATGTTCACCAACAAAAGCAGAGTATGTTCCAGAACTACTTCCACCTGCATCATCGCCCACAAAGACCGTGTGGTTGGTAGTTTCATCAGTTCTAAAATTATCAGATTGTATATCAGTCGCTGTTAAAGCTACAAAGGTAGGAGATGCTGTTGTTTTTACCGATTGATCAAACCAATCACCGAGAGTAGGATCACCGGACAATGTAAGCGTCCGGTTTGCACCACCAATTAGTAAACTTAAAATTCTATTATTAGTATCATCATCGCCCCAGGAAATTGCAAGATAGTTAGAATTATCGGCATCCAAAAGATCCATTGATAAAGTTGGAACGCGGTCTATATATGCACTGGCATTCAAAACAAGCGCCTTCGAAGCTGTTGCAGCCCCTGCTGTAACAGCTATTTGTTCTAATTGTGATTTCGTCACAGCTACTATTGTTGATGTTGCAGACATTTTATCTCCTAAATATAAGCAAAACTTCCATCAGATAATCTTAAATAAGTCCCATCACTAATCTTTAAATATTGTATTAAAGCCGCACTACCTGAAAGGCTTAATCTGTTATTTATACTTCCTGTATATCCTAAACTACCTAACACAGATAATATATTTGTGTTGACTGAATCAGAACCAAACCCTTTTAATAATTTATAGTAGAAACTTAATTCTGTGTTTATAGACATTTTTATATTCCCGTAATAACTTTATATTTGTCTAAACTTTTAGGGTGAAACCATTTTTTATCCTGATCTGCCAGATTAAAAGCATCAAAATGACGATGCATTACAAGGCAATCTAAATCTACATAACAATTTATACCAATATTGTAAGCGTCATAATACCATATAAAATCAGAAAACAATTTTTTCATATTGGGAATATCGCTATTACACTTAAAAGGTATCTTTTCCATCGCATCTTTTTTAAACAAAACGCACCCTACACCACCAGAAAATACAGGCACAAGTCTGTTGCCCGCGCTTTTATATTTTATGTAATCTTCCAAAGACCATAACCTTACAGCAGAAGTCGTTTTATCTCCGATATGTTCTAACATATCACTTCCAAATATACCCCATAACGATGGAACCGGAGTTTGTTTTATTACAAATACAACACCGATATCACTATCATCAATATCATTAATATTACTATCATCTAAATACTTTGCAATAGGACCGGAAACCTTTTTTACCATTGATTGAGTAACACTAACTAAATACAAAGCAGTAACGACAGGAACATTATGAGAAATAAGTTCATCTATAATATTAATCTGTGGTATATTGTCTGATTCAAGCATTAACAAATGAGTATAGACGCCTTCAAGAAAATATTTTCTGATCATATTTTGTTTTTTAACAAGCATTTCCATACCCGATAAATCAGTATTATTTAAAATCCTGTGTATCCTGCACCCTGAATTTTCATAATCTTTTATAGGTTGAGTATCTTCATTTTTTTCTCCATTCCACACAACATATATATCGGGGTCACTATGCTTCTTAATTTCTATTAATCTATTAATAAACTCTATCCTACAGAATGAATGCCCCGCATAGGTGGGTATTCCAATCAATACTTTATTCATTATTATCACCATGATTTAAAGTCTTGTCTATAATAGAAATATCAACTTTACCAAATATAAAATCCTCTAATACTTTTACGTTATTATCCAATATATCCTCATAATTTATAGTTATAAAAGGCACATCGTTCCATCCATCAAGCCTTTTGTTATATATATCATATAATGCCGAAGCAAGTTCTACTGAAAATCCGTTCCTTTTTATTAAACTCTTTACACAATCAGATTTATTCCTTTTTACTTTAACAATTTTATATGGGCAGGGAAACAACCATGCAGGATATGTTAAACAAAACCTTGGGTCTTTCACTGCATCATAATTATAATCAAATTCATACATCTTATCTGGAATAACATCAGGCGGCGAATCCCATTTCCCGCCATAATGTGATAATAGCCTATCATTTTTTACCATAATATCAATATCTTCATAATAACCGATTGCATTATAATTATCTTTACCCATATTATTATTTATCTTATATCCTGCGGAATTTATTAAACCTGTCACTAAAGATGTACCGCTTCTATGCATACCCATCACAACTATAAAATTATTCATATTTATCTGCAGAATAAGGGTTCGGTTCCAAACCCAAATCTTTTATATCGTTAGGGTTAAACCAATTTGTAAACATTTGTGTCTCATCAAAATCATAATGTAGATGATTACTTATTATATCAGTATCTGCAAATAACTGAAACCCCATTTGATATGCTTTAATACAAAATAAGTAATCTGTAAATTGCTGATGATCAGTATCTGCCGATCTCAACATAAATGAACCGACCTCTTCAAGTACTTTTCTTTTTATCATCATTGCACCTATACCGCTCGATATGACCCTGACCAATCCCCTTTGAGGGAATAGGTCTTCAAGCCCCCACAGCCTGCTCCTATTGCCCCATAGACCCCATATACATGGTATCTTATCATTGGTCACAAAAATCACACTATCAGTATTATATTTTTTCAGGAATTCATATTTGGGATTATCGAACGGTATTTTGGAATAAGCAGTTCTGGTAGATGTGATCATATAGGGAGAAGTCACCATGTCTTTATCATGTTCAACAAAAGAATTTAATATATTACAAGGATGTAATACATCAGTTTCACTCATAAATAAATGGGTAAATCCACCATCTAATGCATATTTACGTATTATATTCTGTTTTTTACATAATATATCAATTCCTCTGTCGCTTTTAGCAGGATTGAATTTATCAACATTGAAACCATCAAATCCCCAGCATGTCTGATTCCCGTTCCATAATACATACACCTCTACGGAATATCTTGTATTTTCTATAATCTTTTTTATTGATTCTACATATTCATTTCTGCAGAAAGCGTGCCCAGGGTAAGTATTTATCCCTAATAGAATCTTATGCATAATTACATAGAATAAAGGGACAGTTTCCCGCCCCTTTATATGTTATGCAACTACTCTGGAAAGTACTTCTACACCAGCGCCATCATGGATTTCAGTAGTACCCCAGAATCCATGAACTGTATACGCATCACGAATGTATTTTGACTCACGTTGCTTTTCAACTACAATCTCATTCCCGGCAAATCCCCAACCTATAGCATTACGAGTGAAAATTCCACCTTTTTGTGAGGATGTCGCAGTATCAACAGCGGCCAACTGATTGGAATTGTATAAATTGATCCCTGCAATTCTTCCAGCCCATCCGCTTACTAACGCCTGACCCTGCGCAGGCGGAGAACCTCCGAACTGATTGCTCGTAACAAGATCCTTTATAAGCCCATATGCACCCCATAGCATTCGCCTGTCGAATACCCCACTGACTTCGTCTAAAAGTTCATAATTTTCAATTAATGAAAGCGCATTAAACAGAACATCTACAGTAAGCCCCGTAGTCAATGTACTGCCTATAGCATTACTGAAATTGTCAAAATTAGCATTCAGCATTCTATCAATCTTCGCAGCAGCAGCATTCCCAAGAATAATACCAATACTACTCTCAGGATCATCAGCATTCGACAATTTCGCCTCATCGTATAGATCGGTCCCTACAGAGTGCATAGCAAGCGTAGCAGTTTTCTTTACTGATTGCAATTTTGAAGTAGGGGTTATAGTACCCGTCGCTGTATTGACAACATCATCCGCATTTATTACATGATCTGAATCATTATACATGATCCATGAAATCGTATCTGCTCTTGGAGCAGATTTGACACTGACTAATTTTCTCGTTACAGCTACTTTATCTAATTGCAAAATAGCGTTCGTTTCTATTACGCCTAAAAGACCTCCGGCTAAATATCCGGTATCACCAGGTACAGACATAATTAATTTCCTTTCTTAAATATTTTTTCATATTGATTAGCTTTAAATATTGATGAAACAGAACATTTATTAAGAATACTATCACGACCTGTCAATGCACCAAAAGCATCTGTAAATGATATTTCATTACCATCACACAGATATTTCCGCTCACCATTTTTCATGTGAGCAACAGCAAACCGATGTTCTTTATCCGGAGTAAGAACCCTCCCGTCTTCTGATATAATACAGGTCGGATTCCTATCTATGCGCTTTGCTTTTGAAATAATTGAAGATTTTCCTGAATTCTTTTTCATCTATTTCACCATTAATTTTTGCCCTCGCAGCTTCCTGAGGAGTGTTATATCCCATAGAATCACTCTCCCTCCCGGAAGGAGAACCAAATTCCATTGTTTTGTTATCACGTCCCTGATTATACAAAGCCACAACCTTACGCAATGTCGTTAAACCGGTATCCTTAAATGTCTCTATCGATTCTTTAGGTAACTGTTTTAACAACGATTCTTTCTCAACTATTTTATAAGCGTTCCATTCATCTACCTCTCTCTGTAGATTATCTATTTTTTCGTTGCTTGATTTAATGATTTTACTATATTCGCCTTCTTCTTCAAGTTTTTTAATTCTCAAGACTTCTTCATTGTCCTGATATTTCTTGAGTTCAGCTTTAATATCATTATATTTGCTTCTCGGAACGTATTCTTTACCACCTTTATTCTCTTCTGCGGCAAGATCGCCTTCCTTTATAACAGGAATAGCGGAAGTATCATTATCCATTTTAGCCTCCTTTATGAGTTTTCGCATAACAATTACTATGTAATAAAATACAACAATTATCCATAAAACAATAAAAGTTATTTGCTTTCATCTAAGATGTATAATAATTTAATTTTGACTATGGATAATAAAGAATTAATATGGAAAGAAAATTGGTTTAAATATACAAAATACATTCCGCATGAAGGTCAAAAAAGAATTCATTATAAGACAAAAGACACTGCAAAATATTTTATTTATATTTGTGGAAGAAGATTCGGAAAAACTTTAGCAGCAGCTAAAGAAACAGAACAAACACTGGCAAAACCCGATCAGAGAATATGGGTTGTCGCCCCTAATCATAGTCTCACTGACAAAGTATTTAGGATAGTATGGAATACTTATGTCACAAAAGGACTTGGAGAAGTTATACATAAATCAAACAGAACGGGCGAAAAGTTCATAGAAACCCCATGGAATTCAATTATAGAAGCCAAATCAGCTGAAAATCCGGATTCACTAATAGGAGAAGGACTCGATCTTCTCGTAATGGATGAAGCATCAAGAATTAAAGAAAGAATATTTGAAGAACAATTGCAACCGTCTCTATTTGACAGAAACGGCATTTGTATAATGATAACTTCACCAAAAGGGTATAATTGGCTATATCATAAATATCAATTAAAAAATACAGAACCTTTATGGGACGGTGCACAATATCCGTCGTGGATAAATAAAACGGTTTACCCGCAAGGAGAAAAAACCCCTGTCCTTCTCGAAGCAAAAAGGAATATGTCTGCAGAACAATATGCAGAATCATTTATGGGCGAATTCACTTCATTCGCAGGCAAAGTATATCCTTTTGATAGATATAAAAACACGGGTGATTATAAGTATGATCAGGATTATCCTGTATATTGTTCTATAGATTTCGGGTATAGGATGCCGGCTGTCGGTTGGTATCAAATAAAATTAATAGAAGATCAGATGCATATTTTCCAAATAGATGAAATAAATAAACAAAAAAATATTGCTATAGAAAGACTCGGCACAATGATCTTATCAAAACCATATAATACGATTGCATATTTCGGAGATCCGTCGGGAGTCAACATATCATCTGCAGGAATTGGCGACATAGAATATCTAAAGCGTAGATTTGGCATTATAGTAAATTATAGAAGAGATAAACTATCTACAAGTATTCCTTCAGGCATCGAAAATGTAAGATCATTTATAAAAAACGCAGAAGGAATAATCCGGTTTCATGTTGATACCGATAATTGCCCCGGATCAATAGAAGACTATATATCTTATTCATATCCGGAAGATAATAAACTTGATAATCTTATCCCTGACAAAGATGGAACCCATGTTCATGCATGTGACCAGCTAAGGTATCTTATAGTAAACAGATTCCCAATAAGAAAAAGTAAATTCAAAACATATATAAGGAGTTCATAGTGTTATCAGAAGAACTAATCAGTGATTCATTAAAAGAAGTAAAATTAAATATAACGTTAGAAAGGTTTAAAGAAATAAATAAAATATTAGATTATTATTCGGGATCGGAAACTGATAAATATATATCTACATACTTCAATCCTGGCACAATCAAAGAAACTGCATATGCTAATTATAATATTTTTTCACGATTTATTGATAAAATGTCAAGAATATATCAATCCGGAGTAAAGAGAACTGTAAATGATGAATACAGCGAAATGACAAGAAAAAAATCAATAGCAATGAAGCAATGTGAAAAAATGACAAACGCCGTGGGAACCATAGGGACTATCATTTCACTCGATAATAACAATGTATTTAAATATACAAATATTTATAAGTTTATACCTATCTTCAATGACGATGTGTTTAATCCGGATGCAATAATTTATCAGTCTTATCTCCCAATATCCGATATAACAAATAATAAAAATACATCGTGGAGCTATGTCGACAAAGACAATATAGTGAAATATGACCATAACGGAACTAAAATAAAACAATATCGACATAATCTCGGCGTCTTACCCGTATCCTTTACACACCGGAATCCGCAAATAGACTCATTCTTTGTCGAAGGAGCTAATGATATAATGTCCACCAATGAATATATCAACGTTATTATGACCGACATGAGAATAGGGTCCAGATACCAACTGTGGGGACAACCATGGGCCACCGGATTAGATAGCGAACAAACAATAATTAGAATGGGAGCCGATACAGTATTAGGTATCCCGATAGATGGAAAATTCGATATAGCAAAACCAGGCGGAGATATCAATGCTTCTATCGAACTTGTTAAATTTATGGTCGAACTATGCGCACAAAATAATCACCTCTGGATAACCTGGGCAGAACAGGGAGGCGAAGTCCCATCCGGAATCTCCCTGATGATCAAAGATATCGAAAGACATGAAGATTATATCGATGATATCGAATTATGGAGAGAATATGAAAGAAATATTTACGATATAGAAAAAACAATCGCTATAAAAAATAATATTACATTACCAGAAAAAATAGGACTTGACTTTATTGAACCTAAATATCCACTCTCTACTAATGACCAAATCCTGTGGGACAACCATAGACTGCAACATAATATTATAACAGAAACAGAATTAACATTAGAATATAATCCCGATCTCCTCAATATAAAAACAGCTAAATCCGTATGGTCTAAAAGAAAGGAAATCAATGATAAAAGTAACAACCAACTTTACATTCAAAATACCAACACGAAAACTAATAAAAAATCTATTGAATGAAGCGGCAGAAAATGCTACTGAAAAATCTAAAAAAGAAATAAATAACCAAAATTTCTTACCACTATCAAACTTCTCAACTATCCCTATAAGAGAAATTAAAGGGAATACAAGTACTGTAATACTAAAAGATTCAGGAAAATTCTTTAAAAGTATATCTAATAAAAAAAATACCGTCTCATTCATGAAATATGGAAATTATCATAATTCGACAATCACTGCAGGCGGTATCTTTAAAGGGAAAACTATACCACAAAGAAAATGGCTCATCACTAAAATAAATGAAACTATCAAAAATAACTTCTTTAACAATCTGAAAAAAGAAATGAAAAAAAAATAATACCCCCCCCCTGTTTTGCCAGTAGCGACATATTCACTATGCAGATATTTGTATCTCGTATCAAAAATCCCTGTTCCTATCATCACGTCCGGACATTCCCCCATTGATTCGCCATCGCTTGTGCAATTCCTTCAAGTGTACGGCTTCTGTCCTTCCAACGATTTTTGCCAGGAGGCGTTTTCCAGACTCTTGGTTCCCTGCCTGCTACAATGTCTGTCGGTTGTAACTTCGGTAAGTTTTGCAACCATAAACAGGTTGCTTTTGTTTCACCGTGTCCAAATTGCCAAGGTTGAATAATCTGGTCAGGCTTTCGTATCTGGCTGCTAATTATGCTTACCGGGTTTTCAAGCGCAATCCTTCTAATAGGTGCATTTAAAAGAAACCGAACAAACTCCAACGCTTCCGCCTGCTCTGCTTTCTTATTCTTAAACCATCTCGCCCCACTTACAGCTAAATGTGTGCAAGGTGGGTGTGCTATCATCATATCCCAGCTATTATCAATAATTTCCCTCACATCGCATTGCAAATGGTTGTTACTTTGTATTTCCGTTTCCAAAAGATCACAGCTCCAGACATCGTGTCCTAATCTGGAAAATGACTCCCGAACAATCCCGCTGTATTCACAACTTATTAGTATTTTCATTTTTTGTAACCTTTTTGTAATCTATTAAAAACAATTTCTTTATCCCTATTTTATTACAGTTTTTTTTCAACCTCAACGAAAATGTTGTAACGATTTGTTACAGTATATTCATTAACAATCTAAAAAAAGAAATGAAAAAAAAATAACCAACTACCCATCATCGCCTATATCATCAAAAACAAAACTTTTCTCAAATTGTTTATTATCCTTCTTATATAATAACTTATCCTCCAGTTCATTTAAACCCCTCTCCCACAAACGACGCTCCTCTTCACTCGGCCTACCCGGAGGCATCGACGGATAACCTATCTTCTTTGCCCTGTATCGTAAACTGCGCCACCGACGCTTATTATCCCTCCCATCCTCGACAGACGCATCACCTCCTAAATCATCAGGATCAAATCCGGCAAGTACCTCATTTACATCAGATAATAACTTGTCATCTATTAACTCACCCTCTATGACACCATCACCAAACTTGTTACTATCGCTGTTGTGCGAAAATAATTCATACGGACTCAATATCCTTACACTTACATGTCGATTACTACGCCCATATACATCCTTTAAATAATTCGCAGCTGCAACATCTCCCGCTATTGCCTTGTTTATCATCCGCCTGTCTACCTGAGGTATAAAACTACTGTGATATACCGCCGCCTGCTTTAAATACTCAGTGCAAAATACACTGTCCTTACGCCAACGATATAATGTCATCCTCTCTACATCACACGCACTCGCTATGTCACTATAACTTATCCCCGGCCTGTTTACCAACATCTCTATAGCCCGTAATTGCTCTATACTCAAATCCTTACCCGGTAACTTGTTTAATTTCTTAGGCGGCCTGCCTGTCTTCATAACCCATATCCCCGTCTTCTATTATGTAAATATAATTTACCATCTTTTCTGTTGTACCTTTTATAACAAAATTTTGCGGAGGGGGGATACCCCTGGGCACCCCTCGCCTATCCGCCCCCACCCCCTACATAGTAGCCAGGCGTCTACTCCTATACATCATTCCCTGTTGGTTTTGATATATAGTATACGCCTTGCGCAACTACATAGTGGTTTGATAGCGGTTACAAACTGTTGCATTTTCGGGTCCCGTCGACCCGGACCGAGACCCGGAACGAGACCCGGAACGAGACCCGGAACGAGACCCAGCCGCGACCCAGCCGGCGCCAGTATATAGCAATCTATCTTCTTATCGCCATCCCCTATACATTAAGAAACAACATCCTTTTCTTTCTTACATATTCTTCTTTCTTTTTAGATAATATTTTTCGACGTATAAGATTCCACGTTAGATATATTAATCTTTAGATATCCCTTAGAAATACATTTTCCCCGCAGACGCGGGGGTGAACCCTATAGTGATCGCCAAATTGCCCGATTGCGAGCGATTTTTTTCTGATACATGGGAGAATACCAGTTTTCTATTTTACGGGCACCACGATACCGTTTTGTTCGTTTTTCGGGTATCCAGGCATCAGATCACAGGTAGCCGCATCAGGCGTAGTAACCCAGCCGCGACCCAGCCGGCGCCAGTATATAGCAATCTATCTTCTTATCGCCATCCCCTATACATTAAGAAACAACATCCTTTTCTTTCTTACATGTTCTTCTTTCTTTTTAGATAATATTTTTCGACGTATAAGATTCCACGTTAGATATATTAATCTTTAGATATCCCTTAGAAATACATTAGGATTTTTTTTGAATTTTTTTCTTAGAATATCCCTTAGAGATAATACATTAGTACGCGCGAGGATCA